CTCTTGACAAAGCTAAACAAAAATCAGAAATTTGGTCTGGTCTTGGATGGCTTAGTGAGTGGGCAGCTGCGGCAGCTTTTGCTGCCATTTTTTTTCGTTTACTAACGCAACGTGGTTATCTTACCATTAAGCGTAAGGAAGGAAAATTTGGGCGTGTTATTGATGCCATGATATTACTTACTGGCTTCTGTGCTTCTATGTTCGGAATGCGGTATGTTATGCGTTCTTTTGTTAAAGCTTCCAGGAAAATAGATGAATTCTGTTTTAATGCAACAGTGTTCACTTTCCTTGGTAAGATGGTTGGTTTTGAATTAAGTCAACCTACGAGAGATGATATTCTCGAGATGCAGAAGATATGCAAAGAAATACCGGTTGTTGTTGAGACTGAAGTAGTGAAGTTGGGTGAGGAGAAAGCCTCTGTTGCCATTAATGAAACTAAAGTCCGAAAGCTGGGTATTCAATCACCCCAGGAATACATTTGTCTTGATTTTGGTTCAGTGCAACAAGCTGATTTACCTAATGATTGTCTGGCGTGTCGTATGCACGTTGGAGAAATGAAGGCCCACGTGGAAACTCGTGGGCATAAGTCCGCTCTACGTATTACGGAGGGGCGCTTTAATGCGTTTCAATGTAATCTTTGCAACCGCCCTGTAGCTAAAGGAGATGAACAAGCACATTTAGAGAGTGAACATCACATGCAGTGCATGTTGTGGTTGTCTAAAAATGACCTTAAATTTGCCCAAGCTTTTCCTTCTTGGAAGGAATTCTGGAGTGGTGATTTGGAAGATGATGATGAAGGCATTTCATATGTGCCTCGCTATCGTGTTAAACCAAACTTGGACAAGTTCTATGTCGGTACTGGATTGGTCGTTATGCTAGTGTGTTTGTATATGTTTTGGAAGTACAAGGTTAAGAAGATCTTGCCAGAATGTCTCCATGCAAATGATTGCCCTAAGAAGCTTAAAACTAGCTCGGGTGATTGCTGCAATCAACATTGTGGTGGTCACCATTGCACACATTGGGCAGAATGTAAAATCACTGAGGCTCGAAAGTTTACCACTGAGTATCGCAAGGCGTTAGATCTTGTGAAGCTCTATAGTGGGGATATGCTTGATGATTATGATCAGGACATTGATAAGTGGGAGAAGAAGTTTCAAGAACGTGAGCGAAAGATGTCTATTGAGGAACGTGAAAAACGTGAAAAGGAGCTTGAACAAGCTTTTGCCGAATGGTGGGATGCAACCACTGAAGACATGAATGCCGCACCTTCTCAAGGATTTGTGGCTCGTTCCTTCCCGAAGTCTGATTTTTTCTTGCAAAGACGTAATGTGTCTTATTCTGAATCTCAGATTGTAGACATGTTGCCTCAAATTGGTAGGAATTTGAAGAAACAAAAGCCAGAAGCTTTTGGTGAAGAAGTCACACTAGCATTGATGGCTGTTTGGTTTGTAGCTGCTTTTTGCAGTGAGACTGGCCGAATAGTTGCCAAAGATGTTATTCCCACGATTAAAACTGAGATTGTTAAACCTAATCGTAAAGAAAAACGGAAAGAAAAGAAGGAAGAAAAAGTTGATGCTGAACCCAAGAAGGAAGAAGCGTCACGAACTTGTTTCTATCCGTTGTGGGATAAGTCATGCAAATGTGACTTGAAAGACCCCGGTGTGAAGGCAAAACATGATAAGCAATATGTTAAAGGTGTTGCCTCACGTTCTGATTGTACTGGTGCTCGGTGTAAAGCTGAGATGGCACAAGGGAAGCCCCCCCTAAGTGATTGCTTTTTTAAGCATCCTAAGCAAAGAAAATACCAAGCTATTGAGTCAAAATCTCCGGAATCTATCTCTGGGGCCTTGCAAATTCCTGTTCAATCTGTGAATGAATTGCAGGCTTCGGTGGGCCGAATGAAGCTTAATGGTGTTAATTATGCTGGGTGTTTTAAAGCGAATGACCGTATTTGGTTTGGTAAGCATAAAGATGGTGCCACAGATAATAAAGTTATTACTTTTGAATTTGATAGTGGCATCATTGCTTTGCCTGATAAGACCAAGTTTCAGGGGGGGCAGATGCACCCCAAGAAAGTGGTGAAGGTGCTAGAAGATAATCTCGCGGAGATTTGGACGTATGAGAGTAATGACGCTAATGCTGTTGAATTTGGACTTAAAAATCTGAAGATCCATAAGAGCATGCCAGTTGTTGGTACTCCGGTCATAATGACCTCTAAGTTTGCTAAGAATATGTCTCAACCACATGTGTCACCCGGCAGTGTTACGGGGTTCACCACTAAGCAGCATCCAGTTGGTAATCCCAATGGGGTGTTGTACAGCATTCCTACTGAGCAAGGTAATTGTTTTTGCCCTATAACCATGCAGAATAATCCTAAGATGGTTGTTGCCATACACACTGGAGGTGATGTCTCTGGTGCAGCAAAGTCCAATCAGGGCATTGCTGTGGCAAATTTTCAGTGACCCTCTACTCGCAACAGGTGGACCTTTCCCATTGGTCCGTAAACCTGCGGGCAGAGGGCAATTCTAAAATATGGGAAGAGGTGGGGTCCTCTTATAACCCCAGGTATTTTATAGAAGGGTACGGAGCACATAGTGATGCTAAGGATCGTGTTGATCCATATTTTCTTGTCTTTTTGGAGCAACGATACCGCTCCATGGATGAGAAACGTTTGCAAAAATTGTCACAAACAATTCCTAGTGCTCTTGAGCGTGAAGTTTATAACGTCCACAAGAAATGGAGGTGGGGTATGCCCGCCCGAACTAGTGGTCCACGAAACATTAAACGCTTTCGAATGCCCATATCTGATCCCGATGTAGAAGTGTGGTCCACTGTTGAAAGTTGGGCCCAACAGCATTTTCGTCATATGAATGATTCTAAGATTGACTGGGATTTTGAATACTGTATGCGTAATTTGAACCAGCAGTCTTCTCCTGGAATGCCTCATAGTAGGGGTTTCCGTGGGGCACCTGCTTTTAGTAAGAAAAGTGAGTATTTCGCCCACCGTGATGGTGAGCATGCACGTGAAAATTTTGCCGATTATTGTCGAATGATAACCAATGAGTTGTACATACCTTGTGTGTTGTACACTTGTGCTGTTAAGAAGGAACTACGAAAGTGTTCTAAGATCGAAAAAGATGATTATCGTGCTTATTGTGCTGCTTGCGTTGAGAATTCTATGGCTGGAAATGCCATAACTTATGATATGAATCAAAAATTTTATGCAGCTTGGCATAATTCGGCATCATTCGTTGGAGGTAGTCCCTTTGGCGGGTGTTGGCATAAGTTATTTGAAAGACTCAGCAAGCACCCAAATGCGACAGAGATGGATGTCTCTGCTTGGGATGCGACTCTTGGTCAGTTCTTGATTGAGAGCTTGGGGCGAGTTATGTGGACTTTCGTGAAAATGGAAGATCGCACACCACTAAATAGAACACGTTGGAACAATTTGTTTAAAGAAATTTACAGTAGTGTTATAGTGTGTCCTAATGGTGATCTGTTCTTTAAAGAGCAGGGTAATCCATCTGGATCATTTTTGACTATTGTGACTAATACGATAATACATTTTATGTTGTTCTGTTATGCGTGGTTAAAGTTGGCCCCTGAAAATATGCGAAATTATATTCAATTTTGTCGACATGTGGAGCTAGCTTTGTGTGGTGATGACTCACTAATGACCACTTCTGATGAAGTGAGGAGTTGGTTTAATATGACCAACATTACTAAAGTTTGGTGCACTCTTGGCGTGAATGCCAAGGTGGAAGCTACTGGGGAAGGAAAGTTGATTGATCGTCAATTTTTGTCACAACGGACTTTGTGCTGGAAAGGCACTTATGTTCCTTTTCCTGATTACGATAAAGTTGTCTCTTCAATGTTGTGGCATACTAAAGCCCATTTGCATGTGCGTTGGAGTTATTTGAAGGCTTGTGCTTTACGCATGAATTCCTTCTTTGAGCCTGAATTGCAAATGTTATTTAGAGACTATATTCTTTACCTTGAATCCCAGTTTACCAGTGAGCTTCATGCTTTACCCATGAAAACTCGTGAAGATCCCTTTACTTGGGATGAAGTGTACTCAGTGTATAAATCTGATGTTGAAATAATGCATATGTACACCTCAGCAGAAAGTCAGCCGGCCATAAGTAATTTGCCTGATTTGAAGAGTTATATTAACTCCTGCCTACATGAGTGGAAAAGCGAAGAGCCGGAAGGCTTTCAAGAAGTTGTTGAAGAAGAATCTTAGCAAACCTGGTGCTAAGAAGTTGATCAAGAAGATGCAAGGTCAACGGGGCGCTGGAAAAGCGCCCAAACTCTCTCTTATGGCTTGGCCTAAGCCTAAAGTTAAGAAGGTCCAGCATTTTGGACCACTTGAACGTAAAGTTCAATTTCCTAGTGCCCAGCAGAGAAGCTGGGCCATTGGTGCACCGCAGTTTAATGGAGGTAAGCCCATTTCAGTTCGGCATCGTGAATATTTGCAACCAATCACGACTGTGACGGCTTTTACTGGTGCTGGTCGATATGTCGTTCAACCTGGGTTAACGGATAATTTTCCCTGGCTTGGTCAGATTGCTCAAGCTTTTGAGCAGTACACCATTTCTGATCTCAAGTATGTTTATAGGAACAGATTGGCTACCAACCAAAATGTTTCTATTTATTGTGCTATGCAATATGATGTTTCTGACCCTGAGTTTAAGACCGTGGAAGAATTGTGCACCTATGGTGGTGCCCGTAGTGAAGTTGGGTGGACCGACTTTACTTTTGATGCGATGCTCAGTCGAGGAAAGGCTTATCAAAAGTACTTTATTCGAACTGATGCTTTAGCTGCTGGTGTTGATCCCCAGTTATACGACATGGCGAATTTTACCATTTGCGCCGTTGGTACGACGGGTAATCTTTATGCTGGTGATCTTTTTGTTGAGTACAACGTTAACTTTACCAGTCCTAAGATGAACCCAGCGTTGCTGGGAGCTTATGGAGCCACCGCTAATATGTCGCAGTCGACGTTTGCTACTTTTATTTCTTTCCCTTTTCAGGGATATAATGCTGTGAAGCAAAGTTTCTTTCCGTCATCTGTTCAGGAGCCAATTGTTGATGAGGTTAAGAGTACAATTACATTTCCTAGCCCTGGTTCTTATGATGTTGGTTATCACCTCCACACTACTGGCACTGCTAGTGTCTATGCAAACACCGCATCTGGGAACAATTTGTGGACAGTCACAACGCCTGGTGGAGGTATTGTAGCTGATAACAATCAAGCTACTGCAGCTAATCCTCCTGTTGCGGGTTGGGGGTTTACCGATTATGCTAAATTAGTGACGACTGTTGCTAACTGTGTTGTTACCTTTAAGGGATTGGCGGCAACTGGCACAACCTCCACAACTATGACATCTATTTTGACGATTGCTGTGGAGGCTGGACCTTATATTCTTAATTATTTAGGTTTAGCCCCAATACCACCCTTGGATGATTTGACGTATCAGAACCTCAAGAAGTGCTTTCCAAAACATGACCTGTCTAATTTTGAGCGAAAACGACAGATTTGTCAATTCGAGAAGGATCATGCAGAGTTTAAGAGAGCGAGACGTGAAGAATTGTTGGCCATTATTGCTGAGAGCAAGGTGGAGGAAGAATCCAAAGAGAGAGAGAATTCCCGGACCGAGGAAATCACCAAGATAACTCTTGATGATTCTGGTTCCGATGTTGAGGTGAACGTTCATCGTTCATCTTCTCGGGAGCCTGGGTCTAAGAAGTCGAAGAAGACCGACTTGAAGAACCGAAAGGTTTAAGTTCTCCGTGATGTGTGCTGTTTTGTACAGTTTTTATTTTCAACACACGTTTGTCACGTTAAGTCCTCAGAGATGAGTGAAATCAAGAAAAACTGTATGCGCGGTGGATGAGTGAACATCCTACCTGCTGCTCTAGTTTATTATTGATGTAATGGAATCT